CATAGTCATGAGTTTGTCGACAACCTACCGTCAGCTAATGATGATTCAACCCAGTCTAACGCACTGGCAGCAACGCGCTATAAGCAACAAGGCGGCGATGATGTATCGAGTGTGGTTGAGTGGGCTAATCAGGAAGTAGAAGGCATTGATGGTTATGCACTGGTTGACTATGACGGTGACGGAATAGCAGAGCGCCGCCACATTATCAAAGTTGGCTCTAAGATCATCGAGAATGAACCTTTTGACCATATTCCATACGCCTTAGCTAGTTCTATGCTGATGCCTGCTAACATTGTTGGTAAGTCTCGCGCATCATTAGCCATGCAATACCAGCGTATTCAGTCAGTACTTATGCGTCAAACGCTTGATAATACTTACTCAGTTAACAATCCGAGAACAGCTATTACCGACAACGTTGATATTGATGACTTCCTAGACATCCAGTTAAACGGTGCCGTTCGTGTCGATGGCACGCCAGCTAATGAGATTATGCCTCTGACTGTGCCATACATTGGCGACAAGTCATTGCAGATTGTTTCGTTCTTAGATGGCAAGAAGCAGCTAACGACAGGCACCACGCAAGGTAACCAAGCATTACAAGCTGATAACCTCCACAAAGAGACAGCAACCCGCTCGGACATAATGGAACAAGCCGCCACCGCTAAGATTGAACTGGTGGCTCGCGTCATTGCTGAAACTGGCTACCGTGATCTATGGGAGGGTATTGCGTGGTTTGCTAAGCATTATCAGGATAGCGACTTAGAGTTGCGCGTATTAGGTCAAGAGTTATTAGTTAATCCGAGTGAATGGAAGTATGACCACACGATAAGCGCAATAGTTGGCACTGGTGCAGGTGATGACGAAAAGACCATGCAGAACCTCACTGGTATCTATCAGATTCAGCAAGGTCTATTGCAAATGGGGTCGCCTTTGGTCGATCAATCTAAGATGTACAACACGTTAGCGCAGATGGTTAACACGATTGGCCGTGCTCATGTTGAAGACTTCTTTAATAACCCTGAGCAGCCAGATCAGATGGTTGAAGCTGAACGCGATATGCTCAAGAAGATGGTGCAGCAGTTAGAAGGCCAGATGCAGAACCCACTAGCAGAGGCTGAACAAGTCAAGGCGCGTGGCGAACTAGAAAAAGAGCAGATGAAACAGAAATTCAACGCTCAACTAGAAATGATGAAAATGCAGCAAGATCAAACAGACAAGATTCGAGACATTGAGTTGAAGTTTGCGGATAAAGTTAAGGAAATGCAGTTCAAGTATGATCAGCTATTGATTAACACTAAGTTCAACTACGACAAACTAGAAACCGAAAACAGCGTAGACATTGAAGGGGAGGGCACAGAATGAGCACAAAAGCGGATAGAGAACAAGAAGCGCTGAATATGGCTAAACACGCTAAGGACTTGCGCGATAACCCGTTAATGGAAGCTATGTTTTTGCAGCTACGTTCGGGTTACATGGAGAAGTTCACAAAGATCAAGAAAGATGCGAACTATGTACAAGAGCTGAAGGACGTACACGACAGTTTTCAGAACCTGATACGCATTGAAGGCTATATGCAGAAGTGTATAGCTGATGGAAAAGTGGTAGAGGATAAGCAGTTTAGAAGAAATAATGCTAAAGATTAGTGTTTTTATGATAAAAAGTGCTAAAATACATTTAAATTTAGCTTGACAACCGAAAGGATCAAGACAGTGACCGAGCAAAAAAGTATTGCAGATATAACCTCTATGTTAATGGAGCAGCCAGAAGCGGAACCCGTAGAAGAGTCAACCGTTGGCACTGACGAGGAAGCAGTTATTCCTCAAACTGATGATGTCGAAGATGAAGTAATCGAAGACGATTCAGATGGTGAGTATGAAGACGATGAAGAAGGCGAAGAAGATGACGGCCTTGACCGATACACTGTCAAAGTAGACGGTGAGGAAGTTGAGATAACCGTGGATGAGGCTTTAGCTGGTTATCAACGTGATTCAGATTACCGAAAGAAGACTATGGCGCTATCTGAGGAGCGAAAAAAGGTTGAAGCTAAAGTGGCCGATCTTGATTCAACTCTGAATGAACTACAGTCTTTTATTAAGCGTGAAGAGGACGGCACCGACTGGGAAGCTTTGAAAGAGGAAAACCCTCGCGAATATGTAGAACGCAAAGAGGCGTTAGACAAAGCGCGGGAAGCTCAAGACAAGGCCGCTAAGTTGCGACAGGCAGAGCTAGCCGAACAGCAACAGCAAATGGCGACTCAAGAAATAACCAAGCTAACAGAAGCTATGGGGCCGACTTGGGTAGGTGAGCAAAGAGAGTCCGACATTAAACTTGCAAGTGAATACCTGGCAAAACGTGGGTATAGCGAACAAGAGATAGCGGGAATGGTAGACCATCGAGCATGGTTAACTATTATCGACGCAGCCAAGGCCGATAAATTTGCTACTAGCAAGCAGAAGGTGAAGAAAGAAGTCCGAAAAGCGCATAAATCAGTGAAAACGGGTCAAAAGGTATCATCTAGTGAGCGTAAGCGCATGAAAGCTAAAGAAGGCTTATCAAGCGGTAATCGTCATCAGCAGATTGATTCACTGGCCGAATTCTTAAAAATGTAAAAAGGTGACTCATTATGGCTTTACCAAGTAATTCCCAAACCACATACTTAGGCGCTAACTCGAACCGAGAAGACCTAGTAGATGCGATCTATATGGTTGCACAAGAACAGACTCCATTCACTAGCCGAATCAATAAGATCAAGGCTACTGCAACTTTGCACGAATGGCAGACTGAAGAACTCGCCGCAGCGGTTGACACTAACGCCGTGTTAGAAGGTGACGATGCAACAACTGACGCACCAAGCAACACAGCACGACGCACTAACTACACTCAGATTTCTGATAAAGTGGCTCGTGTAACTGGTACTCAACAAGCGGTTGATCACGCTGGCAAGACTTCTGAAATGGCGCACCAAGTCGCTATTAAGATGACTGAGCTAAAGCGTGACATTGAAAAGTCAGCATTGGCAAACAAGGCTAAGGTAGCGGGTAACGCTTCTACGGCTCGTGTGGCGGCTGGTGTTGAATCATGGGTGGCAACTAACGCATCTGAGGGCGCAACAGCAACCTCTGCAACTGGTGATGGTACCGATGCCCGTGTAGCTGGTACGGCTCGCGCATTCACTGAAACCTTGCTAAAGGGTGTTATTGCATCGTGTGCTGATGCAGGCGCTAACCCTAACCTAGTTATGGTTGGTTCATTCAACAAGCAAGCGATGTCGGCCTTCTCAGGTAACGGCGTTACTCGTAACGTTGAAGCGAGCAAGCAAGCATTGAATACCGCGATTGATATTTATGTATCAGATTTCGGTACTCTTGAGGTTGTTTACTCACCATTCTCAAATGCGGCATCGGCACTTGTGCTTGATACTTCACTTTGGGCATTAGGTACTTTGGGCGACCGTGCATTCAAGCAGACCCCACTAGCTAAAACTGGCGATACTGAGCGAACTCAGATCATCACAGAGTGGACGTTAGAAGCTCGTAACGAAACTGGCAACGGTGCCGTTTACGACCTAACAACTTCTTAATTATAGGGGGTTCGCCCCCTTTCTTCTTTTCGGAGTAATAAGCATGGCAGAATCAGACAACAAACGTGAGCGCGGAATTAAAGTAATGGTTAAGCGCCGTATCACGCTAGAAGAAGACGGTGAGTTAGTACGTAAGCAAGTAGGCGAAGTGATCGTCTTATCAAAAGAATTAGTCAAGCATTTCGGTGAAGCCGTAACGCGGGACGTGCCAGACGATGAAGACTAGCCAACTAATAGACGTAGATGCAGCGGGTACTCGCTTATATCACGACTATGACGATGAGACAGGCGAGGGCACCTTTAGAACGGTAGAAGATGCCCAAACTTTAGTTGATATGAACCAAGCCGCTAGAAATAACGAGTCAGGCAATTGGAAAGGTGATATGCACCACGTAGCGTCAATACCATTAACGGTGTGGCAAAACTGGTGGCAAGAGTTTGGTGGTAATCCAATGGCACCAGAAAACAAGCCTCGACTTATGAAAAAACTAAACGACCGTGACTGGTTAAAATTGCGAGTTAAATCAGGGAGAGTCTAAATGGCTTTTAGTAATTACGCCGAACTAAAGCAAGAAGTAATAGCATACTCAGGGCGTGATGACCTATCCGACCGCTTTGATTCTTTCTTATCATTAACTGAATCCGCAATGTTCAACAATGACCAAAAGCCGCTACGGGTTCGAGAAATGGAATCCACGGCGGCATTGGTTACGGTTGGCGGTACCAACTCAGTAGCATTGCCTAGCGACTTCCTTGAGGCTCGATCATTAAGTATTGAATACGGTGGTCAGTTCATAGAGTTAAAGTATGAGTCGCCTTCTGTACTACAGCCTTATGACTCAGGCATACCAATGGCGTTTACAATCAAAGGTTCAACGCTGGTCTTTAATGTAACGCCTGATGGTGTTTATGACCTCAACCTTGATTACTATGCCAAACCTACGGCATTGACTGCGACCAACTCAACTAATGTAATATTAACCAACTACCCAGAAATATACTTCTATGGCTGTTTATCAAGGGTGTACACGTTCACTACTGAAAATGCAGAAGCTGAATCATATTACACTGAGTTTATCCGAGCTATTCGAGGCGCTATTAAGTCAACAGAGCGCGCTATACGCAAGATACCATCGGCTAAGTATAAGGGGAGCACGCCTTAATGGGTCAGTTTGCCTATGTAAGTTACCCATCGGTTGGTGAGTCTTATCAATCACCGTCACCGACAGCGAGCGCACAGCGGCTTGTTAATATGTATCCTGAGGTTATCAAGGGTGGCAATGGGTTAACGCCTGTTGTTGCTCATAACTTCCCTGGGCTTGATCTACAAGTATCAGGGGCATCAGGTGAGTATGATCGAGGCGCGCACATGTTCCAAGGTACGCTTTATGTTGTATCTGGTGCTGTGCTTTATTCAGTATCGAGCGGCTACACTCGTACGGCCATTGGTTCTATTGCTGGCGTTGATCGTGTGAGCATGTCGGATAACGGTACGCTTATGGTCATTGTAACTAATGGCTTTGGCGAATATACCTATGATGGAACTACGTTAACAGCTACGACGCTAGGACAGAACCCATCTAACGTTGAGTACCTAAATAAACAGTTCTTTTATGATGATGATGACGGCCGCGTAGGTATATCATCAATCGGTGGCACGTCGGTTCCAAGTGGCAACTACTTTAAGCCCGAATCCGATCCTGATGTATTGGTTCGGACTTATATATTTAACCAGTTTATCTATGTATTTAGCGGTAATACTATCGAGCCTTGGCAGCCTTCTATTGGTTTGCCCCCTGTTGAGCGCATGAACGGTTCAATTATCGAGAATACTGGCTTAGCGGGTAAAGATGCGATAGCGAACACCGAACAAGCGATTTACTTCATTGATCAAAACGGGGACGCTCAACAATTGCAAGGGTTCAGCCCTAAGCAGATTACTACCGTGGCCGTGGCTAACTCATGGAAAGGCTACACATTCACAGATGCGCTGGTTCAGACGGTGACGCTTCAATCGCTTGACTTTGTTATCTTTAGTTTTCCGACTGACGGCAAAACATGGGGCTATGTTGAGCAATACGATATGTGGTTTGAGCTAGAACACGGCACAGCAGGCGCCAGATGGTTGGGCGGCTCAATACTCAGGGCATACAGCAAAAACGTAGTGTGCGACTATTCAAGCGGCAATCTGTACGAATTAGACACTAACACTTTCACTGATAACGGTGAGGTGACAGTAAGAGAGCGTATATTCGCACCATTGGCTGGTGAAAAGCTCAATAAACCACGGCAAATGTTCCAATTGAACGAACTAGGTGTAAGTTTAGAAACTGGCATCGGCAACTCACTTGAAACCAATCCATTGTTAGCTATTGCGGTTAGCTCGGATGGCGGTAAAACATTCTCAAATGAGAAGTTCAAGCAGCTAGGGCAGCAGGGTGAATACGTCAAAGATGTAAAATACAGCACAAATAAGCATTTTAAAGACTTGACAGTACGTTTGCGTTATACTGAGCCCACTAAATTTAGCTTGTTTAGTGCATACGTCAAGGTTAGAGAGAGTGGCAGACAATGAGCCAAGTTAATAACCCGATAGGATTAAACAAGATACGCCCAAATGAGTGGCGTATTGGCGATATTTCTAACTATTTCAGACAGATAGAGCTATTCGTCAAGCAAGTGTACGAGAATTTAACAGGTGTCAATGAAGCCAAGGCGTTCACGGTAGAAGACCTACCAGACCCAGCTGACTATGACCCAAGTATCAGAGGCAGGGCGGCATACGTTTATGTTTCTGATGAATCGGGTGGAGCTACTTTAGCCTTTTGTGACGGTACAAACTGGCGAAGGGTTCAAGATAGAGCAATAGTGAGCTAAGGGGAAATTATGAGTTGGTTGAGCGATTTAACAGGTATTGACATCAATGTCGGTGAGATTATCGGCGGCATTACAGGACAAACACAAGCAGATGCAGCAACAGAGGCAGCAGCTACTCAAGCAGCAGCGGCAACTCAAGCCGCACAGTTAGCGGCAGATGCTACAGCACAGCAAAGAGAAGATTTACAGCCATTCACGCAGTTCGGTTCAAGCTTTATCGACCCAGCACAACAAGCCGTAGCACAGCAACAACAGTTGTTCAGCGATCCAACTAGCATTATGTCTAACCCAATGTTTCAAGCGCTACAGAATCAAGCGCAAACTAACATTATGCAAAATGCAGCGGTTCGAGGTCGATTAGATACGGGTGGCACTCAAACAGCCTTACAAGATTCAGCATTACGCACTGGCTTTGATGTACTTAACCAAGAGCGTAACGCAGCCCTAGCCAATTCAAGCTTTCTAGCTAACTTAGTCGGCCAAGGTCAAAGTGCAGCGGCTGGGCAAGGTGCAGCGGGTATCCAAGGTGCTCAATTGCAAGGCGGCTCGTTAACTGATGCAGCAGCGGCCACGGCTGGCGGTTTAGTTGGCGCGGCTAATGCGCAAGCGGGTGGCGCTCAGAATTTAATTAACTTAGGTGCAACCGTTTTCGGTGTGCCAACCATTGGCGGTGGCGTAGGGAGCTAAGCATGGCGGTCGATTCACGCATATCATTAGCAACGCAAAACGTAGATGTCGCTGGTGCCTTACAGTCTGGTCAGTTAGTTAATGAGCGAGCCAGAACGCAAGATGTACGCGAGCAGATACTAAATCAGCAGGCGCAAGCAGGGGCAATGAGTAACGCCCAAGTCAAAGGGCAATACATGAATCAGCTCGCTACTGGATTGATGAGTAAGCCACTTGATCAGCGAGCGGCTATTGTCGCTCAACAGCTACCATTCTTGGTTGAAGCTGGCTTTAACCCTGCGGATATACTTAGCCAAGACTTAACTAATCAAGGCTTGCAGTCTGTTGTTACTCAGACGCAGCCAATGATGCCACAGCAAAAGCAAGCTGACACAACTTTACCAGCAGGTGTACGAGAATTCCAAGCGCTTACCGAAGGGTTGAGCGATGAAGAAATAATGCAGGCGCGTAGGGTTGAGTTGGGATTAGAGCCTAGAGCAGTGCAGGCATCACCTAAGCTGGTCGAGATAGGCGGCGTCAAATACTTGCAAGTAGGTACTCAGTTTTTTAGCCCTACTACGGGCGCGCCAGTTGAAGCGCCAGTCGAGGGGCAACAACCTACAGAGCCAGCGCCCAAGCCTAAAGAGTTAACACCAGAAGCCCAAATACAACAAAGGGCAGAAGCTGAGGCGGCAGTTGAGGGTGCTAAAACCGAAGCTAAAGCGACAGCTATACGTGACATTGAAGCGCAAGACCCAGAGGTTATATTGCGCCAGCAAGAGGCTATAGAGAATAGAAACAAGTCGATTGACTCTAGCTATAAGGTGATTGGCAATATCGACACCATATTAAGCTCTGAACGCCTTGATGACATAGCAGGCGTAAAAGGCGCGCTACCTACGATTAGGCCAAAGACTAAAGACCTTATTAATACAGTTAGCCAGTTAAGCTCGTTATTAACAGTTGAGAACCTTGGCGTTATGTCTGGTGTTCTTTCTGAATCAGATATGAAAGTAATCAAAGGCATTGCTAACGACATCGGAATCAAGTTTGATAAAGATGGCACTGTGACAGGATTCTCAGGAAGTATTGAGGGTACGGTCAAGAAGTTAAGAAAGCTTAAGAATGAAATAGCCAGCGGATTGCGCCGTAATGGATACGGATTAGAGGGCGACATTGCCACTAATCCACAAACAGGCGAACGGTTAATTTTTACTGACTTTGAATGGAAACCAATGTAATGACTCAGCAACTACCAGAAGGCTTTCAAATAGAAGGCGTAGAGTCACCAAGCGAGCTACCAGAAGGGTTCGTGATAGACACGCCAGCCGAGCAAGAAGAAAATCTACCGCCAGAGTTAGAAGGCCAACAAGGCGTGTTCCAATCATTCAGCGAGTGGTTTTCTGGTGCTGGTCGCAATACAAGAAGCATGGATCAATTGCCTACTATTGTTGGCAGTGGATTTTTGAAAGGCGCTAACGTTGGCGATGTGGCAAAAATAGCTATGCTGACATCACTGACAAATGACCCAAACGAACTAGCAAACATAATTACTAAGCAAATACCTACAATTAGGGTTCAATACAATAAAGATGCCAAGGGCGACATATACCCTATTCTTTATAATCCTGAGTCAGGCGTAACCGCCATGGTAGATAAGCCAGGTGCAGACTTAATGAATTTAGGTCAATTTGCTACCCAAGCGGCGGCATTTACGGCTGGTGGACCTGGCAAGTCAACTCTACTTAAGGGTGCGTTAAAGGTAGGTGGCCAAGAAGCTGCTAAAGAATCGGTATTGCAGGGCGCTCAAGCGGCGGCTGGTGGTAGTTTTGACGCTGGCGATGTTGCTGGTGCAGCGGTCACTGGTGGATTATTCCAAGGTGGTAGTGATTTAGTTAAAAATGCTTACATGGCAAGCAAGGGCGTGGCAACTGAGGGCGTTCAAAGCGTGGTATCAGCCGCCAAAGATTTAAACGTGCCTGTCTATAGTTCAGATATATATAACCCTAAGAATTGGTTTAGTCGTGGCGCACAGATAGCGACAGAAGCATTGCCAGTGGTTGGCACAGGTAATATGCGACTTGCTCAGCAAGAGGCTAGACAAATGGCCTTAGAGGATTTCGTTAATACGTACCGCGGCGGATCTTATGAGGAGATAATCGAATCAATAGGCGCTAAGAATAAAGAACTAAAGGACGCGGCTGGAGCTGTATATAATAAGGTTAATCCTTATCTTGATCAGGTTTCGCAAGAGGGTGGAATACCTTTAGTTAAAGCGCAAGGTAAATTAGACGAGCTTACCGACTACTTATTAACCCCGGGTCGAGAAGTTGAGGACAATGCTTTGAATTTGGTTGATGATCTTCAAGATGCCTTTACTGGAGGTAATCAGTCGTTCCAAGTTGTAAAGGATAATATCGGCGCGTGGCAGGCCAAGATGGAAAGCTTAGACCCAAACTCAAGAGTTAATGACAGCAAGGTAAAGGCTAAGTTTAAAAGTGTATTGAGTGCTTTACGAGAAGATAGAGACGCATTTGCTAAGGCTAACCTTAATGATCAAGACTTTAACGCCTTAAAGAAAGCCGATTCTGTTTGGGGTGAAATGATTGAAGGCATGTCAACTTCAAAAATGAAGAGCATTCTTGATAAAGGTGATGTGACTCCAGAAGTTGCTAGAAATATGTTGTTTTCTCGAAACAAAAGTGACATTACTAGGCTATATAAGTCTTTGACTCCTAGCGGTCAATCATCAGCTAGGGCGGCGTTTATTAGTCAAATAGCGGCTGACCTAGAGAAAACAAGCAAGGGGTTAAGCCCAGATTCATTCAGCACAGCCATTAAACGCTATTCTGATGGTGCTGATGTATTGTTTACTGGTGATAGGAAATCAGAACTTGAAGGATTGGTAAAAGTGTTCGATGCAACCAAGAGAGCGCAAGAGGTAGAGCGCGGTAGTGGCTCGCAGACATTTGAACGTTTGTTCGGTGCAACGGCGGTTCTTGGCGGTGCTGGCGGCGCAATACCTATTGAAGGTTTAACGGCCTACGCTGGCCTAGGTGCAATGGCTCGATTCTTTGAATCACCAAAGACAAGGTCAATCCTAACTAAGATAAACGGACTCAACCCCGCATCAGAGGAAGCACAAGCATTAGCGGCGACTTTCAATAGAATGCTAGCAGGCTCATTGCAGGCCAATCCACTAAAAGGCACATCCGAGTACGAGCGAGGAATAACTGAAGCATTGCAGGGTAACGACAGAAACCAGCCTGAGGAGGCCAATTAATGAGCTGGACACCAGTAAGCGGATTACCGCTACAATACAGCAATTCAGATAACGGCCTAGCTAATGACTATTGGCTAAAATTCTACGATGCTGGCACAACTAACCCGTATTCGATGGCGACCGATTCAAGCGGCGGTACTCGTTTAGCTAAGTGCAAGATTAATAACGAAGGCTATCCGATAACGAACTCGTTAGACGATACCACCGTTTTTGTGCCTTATGTCGATCAAAACTACCGCGCTGTATTGTATCGCTCAGAATCTGATGCTGATGCTGATAACACGGCTAATGCAGCTTTTAACATTGATGACCTACTACCAGATGCCACGGTTGCGGCTGATGTGTCGCAAATTACTACGCGCGGAACTACGTTGCAGGCTCAAGATGATTACGACCGATC